GTTGATAGTAACGGATTGTGGATCAGCGAATGACATGGCGTCACTTCCTGGAGGAATCTCTACAAAGTCGGATGACTCTGTAGTATTTCATCGAAAGAGAAACCCAATAATACATAGTATCAATGGGATCTCAATCGCTAGGAGGAGAATGACCAGTCTGGCCAAATCCCTCCTCATCGGAAGCTCTTAGATAATCCAAGAGCTCCGATGATTCCGAGTTGCCCTGGAGTGAAACCACTAAAGGACAACCCGAACCCATAAGGGGAGGCTTTCTTACGGACTTTACTTTCCGTAATGAAAGTCTGCGTTGTAGGCTTGAACTTCGTTCCATTCGCAAAATAGAATGGACTCAGTTCATATGTATCAGCAATCACTTTGTGTTGCATGATATACCCATAATGCATTACCAGACCGTCTTGCTGAAAGGCGCTAATATTGTGGATAACATCCCCAGTATTAGCAAACCAATCTGCGGCCCAGCTCCATGGTGCTAGGTTCCACAGGACTTCCGGAGTAATCCGGATTCCAAAAAGCTTTTTAGCTTCTTGGGCATGCCTTTCCATCCTATCACGGGCTGAATCGCCCATGTTAAGATAGTAGGTAAAACATCCTGAGAACCACGTATCCGTTATTTCTCGACGGGTACGCGTTTTAGCGCAGTCCCTTGAGGCATTGTATTGATACATTGCCACTTCCAACGTTGGTATCGGATAGCCGTTAGGCAAATTCGTTACCGTCGTTGTATCAAGGGTTGGGAAAGCGTATTTACGCCGGACACCTTTGCCCGAGTCTCGCTCATATTGTCTCAAAATGGCATGGCCATGATGAGCAGCATAAGCGAACTTGCTTAAATCGCTGAGAAACGGTTTCCACCCAAATTGGACGTTCAGATATTCATCTCCTAAGGATTTGAAAAATCCGATACGTTCCTTTAAGGAATGGACCGCTGGAACCAATGGTAAACCATCGTTCCTTAGTTCTCCAGCGAAAACAGCAGCGTCTGATACTGGATTTGTTGGCAAAACACGCGAAATGGCAGTTGCCCCCATGCCCCACAACGTTAAGTTGTCGGTCACAGTAAGGCTAGGCCATAAAGCGTCGTTTGCAGCAACACTATATGCATGAGCGAATAATTCGCCCTCCATATAGTAGTCACTGAGTCCACTCTTATTCGATGATGTATAATGCTTTGACGGCAATAAGTCTCTCCCTTTCGAGAGGACATTGCCAGCATTTTCTACATATCGGTTTGAAG